AAAGTAAATCCAGATGTGTATTTGCGTTTCCTCCTGGAAGAGCCTAATCCTTACATGACTGGACAACAGTTGCAGGAAAAGTTGTCAACACATTTAGAATTGAACAATAACGCTTTCGCTTATATTCACAGAGATGAAAATGGAATACCGATTGAAATTTATCCTATTAATGCGGTAACTGTGGAAGCACTCAGGGATGATAAAGGGATTCTTTTTATAAGATTCCACTATTTGAACGGTAAGCCGGTAACATTTAGGTACACAGATTTAATTCATTTGCGAAAAGACTTCAACGGTAACGAAATTTTTGGTGATTCCAACGCTGAAACCCTTGCACCATTGATGGAAATTGTTAATACCACAGACCAAGGTATTGTAAAGGCAATTAAAAATTCAAATATTATTAAATGGCTATTAAAATTCAATCAAACATTGCGGCCGGAAGATATTAAAAAGCAAACAAAGCAATTTGTGGATGATTTTCTTAATATCGAGAGTGAATTTGCAACTGGTGCTGCGGCAGTTGATGCCAAGATGGATGCCCAGCAGGTAGATCCTAAAGATTATGTGCCAAATGAAAAACAGATGGACACAACAGTTCAAAGAATTTACTCTTTTTTCAATATGAATTAAAAAATTATATAAGCAAGCTATACAGAAGACGAATGGATTTCTTACTATGAAGCATCCATTGAACCGGTTATCATTCAAATGTCTAACGAGTTTACAAGAAAGATATTTTCAAGGCGCGAAAGAGGATTTGGCAATAAGATTGTCTTTGAATCTTCCAACTTAATATTTGCAAGTATGGAAACTAAATTGAAATTATCTGATTTTGTTGACCGCGGCATTATGACACCGAATGAGGTTAGGGAAGTCTTAAACATGGCGCCTATTGAGGGTGGAGATACACCTGTTAGAAGGCTTGATACCCGGCCAACAACGGAGTAAAGGAGGTGATTAAAAAATGGCTAAAGTCTTAATAAAAGGTCCAATTATTTCAAATGATGATCAATGGATTTATGACTGGCTTGATATGGAAGCAACAAGCCCTAAAAGCGTTTCTTCTCAAATTGAAAAAGCGAATGGAGATGATTTAGAGGTTGAAATCAATTCCGGTGGCGGTTCTGTATTTGATGGCTCCGAGATTTATACCTCCTTAAAAGATTATCAAGGTAATGTAACAGTCAAGATTGTGGGAATCGCGGCAAGTGCTGCTTCTGTCATTGCAATGGCCGGTAAAAAAATTCTTATGTCTCCTACTTCTCAAATGATGATCCATAATGCATCCATTTGGGCAGCTGGTGATTATAGGGATATGGACCATATGTCTAATGTTTTGAAAAATGTAAATCAAACAGTAGCCAATGCTTACAAACTCAAAACGGGCAAAACTGATGAAGAACTTTTAAGTTTGATGGATGCTGAAACATGGTTTACTCCACAACAAGCATTAGAGAACAAATTTATTGATGAAATTATGTTTAACAATGAAGTGAAATTCGCGGCTAGTTATAACAGCGGTATGTTACCACCAGAGGTTATTGATAAGCTTAGAAATGAATTGAAGGAAAAAAGTAATCCGGCTGATCCCGTTAATCAGGCGGATATTTTTATGCTCGAAAAAATGACCGCGCAATTAAATTTACTCAAATTAAAAGGGGGAAACAACGGTGAATAAAGAAAAATATTTAAAGATGCGTAATGAATTGATGAAGGCTGCTGAGGATCTAATTGCTGAAGGGAAGTTCGAGGATTCCCAGGCAAAAATGAAAGAAATTGAAACTTTGGATAACCAATGGGAAGAAACAAAGAAAGCTCAGGCTAATCTTAATGCTTTGAAAGATAGTAACAAGGTATTAGACCTTGAAAATAAATCTGTGGAAGTAAACGGAGGAAATCCAGTGGACAACATTCAGCCTGCCAAAGTGTTAGATGATAAAAAGGTATATGAAAATGCATGGGCTAAAAACATGATGGGGAAAAGCCTAGCTGATAATGAAAGAGAAGTATTTGATAAGATTAATAAGGAATTTAACAACGCATATACGCACGACACCGGCAATACAGGTGTGTTAATCCCTGAAACAGTTGCTCAAGGCATTTGGAGTCGTGCGGAAGAAATGTATCCTCTATATGCGGATGCTAAGAAGTATAATGTCCGGGGTAAACTTACAATCAAGAAGCATGTTTCAATTGATGCTGGGGATGCTGCATGGTATGACGAAGATACACCTGTTTCCGATGAACAAAATACTTTTGGTGAATTGAACCTTGATGGTCACGAACTTGCCAAGGCTGTTACAGTTTCTTGGAAGTTGAAAGCAATGGCTGTGGAAGATTTCATTCCTTACATTGTTAATGAACTTGGTGAGCGTGTGGGGGTTGCACTTGGTAATGCAGCTGCAACAGGTACTGGCGTTGGACAGCCACGCGGTGTTGAAACAGCTCTACTTGCTGAAACTGGAACTCCACAGGTTGTGACTTATGATCCGGACAATGCAACAACTGCCGTTCCTCTTTCTTATGGAATCCTTACAGATGCTATTGGCCGTATCCATTCTTCATACCTTGCTGGAGCAGCAATCTATGCAAGCAATGCGACAATCTGGGGAGAACTTGCAAACATGTTAGATGAAACAGGTCGTCCATTATTTATTCCTGATGTAACTTCTGGCGGTGTTGGTCGTATGTTCGGAATGGTTGTGAAACCGGATGCTGCCATTACTCCTGGATCTATTCTTATTGGTAATGCTGCTAAAGGTTTAGTGTTCAACCAAAACGAACCATTCAGTGTTGTAACTGAAGATCATGCAAAGGCACGTACTACTGACTATGTAGCATATGCAATTGTTGATGGTGACGTTTTAGACGAAAAGGCTTTTGCTTTAATCCGCGACGTTCCAACTGCCTAATAAAACTTCTAAGGAGGAATAATCATGCCTAAAGTCTTAAAAGAGTTTGTGGACAAAGATACCAATACTCTTTATGTTCCAGGTGCTGAATACGAGGGTTCAAAATCTCGATTAAAAACATTGGAAAAGCTTGAATATGTTGAAGCTTCTGAGGAAAAGCAGGAGAAGAAATCATCGAAAGATGGTGAATAACCATGCTTGAAGATATTAAAAGGTCTTTGCGGGTAACCAATACGGCCTTTGATACAGAAATATTGGATTTAATTGAAGCTGCCCGATTGGACTTAGTTCAGTCGGGTGTTTCTATTTTAAAAGCCCAAGAAGATACAGATCCACTTATTAAAAGAGCAATTACTATCTATTGCAAAGCGAATTTCGGTTATGACAATCCGGATGCTGACAGATTTAATGATTCCTATCTCATGCTGAAACAACATTTAAGCCTGGCATCAGATTATAACGGTGTTAACGATGCGGTTTAACCAAGTAATTGAATTAGTATCTGTCGATTTTCTCGTGGATGAACTAGGGAACCAGCGTGAAGTCAAAACTTCTAGACAAATTTATGCTAATGAATGGGGAATATCATCATCTGAATTTTACAGTGCAGCAACTCAAGGGTTGAAGCCCGAAAAACGTTTTGAAATTCACTCTTTTGAATATGGAGGAGAATCGAAGCTTTCACATGAAGGCGTAGAATACCGTATTATTCGGTCAGAAAAAATCGGTGAAAAAATACGAATTTCTTGCGAGAAGGTGATTGGCAATGGATGATTTTGCTGCAGAAATTGCCAGGACATTAGCCGAGTATTCTTCTGAAGTTAAGGAAGGGCTTGATAAAGCTAAAAAGGAAGTCGCCCAGGAAACAGTCAAAGATTTAAAGAAGACATCAACTAAGAAAACTGGTGATTATATAAGTGGCTGGACGACTAAAAAGGTTAGAACAGCCCAGGTCATCCACAATAAAACAGAGTACCGGCTCACTCATTTATTAGAAAAGGGACACGCAAAAAGGGGCGGCGGCCGGGTAGCTGCCATTCCTCATATTGCCCCTGCAGAAGAAATCGCAATAAGAGATTATATAGAAAAGGCGGAAGAGGTGATTAGGGGATGACATTAATTGAGTTCAAACGATTATTAGATAAAACAGGCTATCCAGTTGCTTACTTTCAATTTAAAGAAACGGAAAGCACCCCTGCCCCTAATCCGCCGTTTCTCGTTTATTACACACCTTCCACATCAAACTTTAAAGCTGATAACAAGGTATATTCAAAGATTACTAACATCACTGTGGAGCTTTATACCAATTATAAAGATGAGGCTGCCGAGCAAACTTTGGAATCTTTGTTTGAAGCGAATGATCTTGCCTGGGAAGCCGATGAAGTGTGGATAGAATCAGAGCAATTATTTCAAAGAATATATGATATTGGAGTGATATAAATGGAAAACAAAGTGGAATTTGGTTTAAGTAATGTTCACTATGCTCCATATACGGAAGTTGATGGAGTTATCACATTTGAAACACCTATTCATATTCCTGGTGCCGTAAGTATGACCGGCGATCCTGTGGGAGAATCCAGCAAATTCTATGCAGACAATATGGTTTATTATGTTGTGAACAGCAATCAAGGTTATGAAGCAACATTAAGCATTGCAAGGATTCCACAGCAGTTTGCTATTGATGCTCTTGGAGAAGAGTTAGATTCAACTGATGGAGTCCTGAATGAATTGGCGGACAAGCAAGGGAAACCATTTGCACTTCTATTCCAGTTCGAAGGGGATAAGAAAGCTGTTCGCCATGTAATGTATAACTGCACTGCTGCAAGGCCAAGTATTAATGGTCAAACGAAGGAAGAAGGAGTAGAGATTCAGCCTAATGAATTAACCCTTACTGCTTCACCTATTGAACTTGATGGAAAGCTTTTTGTTAAGACAAAAACAACGGACACTACAACTGCAGCAATATATGATTCTTGGTTTAATACCGTTTATAGAAAAGCGCCTGGCGTTTAATGAGGTGAAATAATGGAAAAGACGATTCCGATTGATGGTAAGGAAGTAAAATTTAAAGCTGCTGGTGGAAATGCCCTTAGATATAAAATGCAGTTTGGCAGGGACTTCATGGTTGATATTGCTAAAATGGATGATCTGACAAAGTTAAAGGTTAATATTCAGAAGGATAACAGACAGCCAACCTATGAAGAAATTAAATCTTTAGATACTGAAGTCTTTTATAATATCGCCTGGGTGCTTGCAAAAACTGCCGATGGTAGTATACCGGAGCCTCTTACCTGGTTTGATTCATTTGAAACTTTTCCTTTAATGGAAATCCTCCCAGAGTTAGGGCCGTTAATTGCTGCTTCAATGGGAACTTCTAAAAAAAAAATAAAAAGTGAAGGAGAATCAGATGGAGAAAAACTCACAACTGATTCTTTTTTAGTTATCTGTAAACAAGTGGGACTTACTCTTTCAGATTTGGATAATATGACGATTGGCATGTGTGTGGATTACATTGAAGAATACATTGGATTCAACAATCCAAAGAAAAAGGAAAAAGCCCGAAAAGCTACTCAGGAAGATTTTGACCGTTTTTAATTCGGGGCACTTACTTTGTAGGTGCTCTTTTTTATTTGGCCTTCTAAAAGGTAGGTGAGAAAGATGGCAGGAAGCAGAATTAAAGGAATTACGATTCAATTAGATGGTGATACCCGGGGGCTGGAACAATCCCTGCAGAGTGTGAACAGGAGAACCAAAGACGTTCAATCCGAATTAAAGGATGTTGAGCGTCTTTTAAAGTTCAATCCTAATAATGTAG